TTTATACGCATAATTAAATCTAAATCGTGTGGGTATAGATATACCAAACTAAAACCAGTTTAAGTTCAATAAAATGAGAGGGAGAAAAAAAATACCAACAAAAATTAAGGAGCTAAAAGGCACACTCGAAAAGTCTCGATTAGTGGGAAACGAGATGGAAACAACGGCAGTTGTAAGTATGCCTCAAGCTCCCTCCTTTCTCAATAAACAAGGTGCAGACGAATGGGACTTAGTCACTAACGAACTAGCCAATATTAAAATGTTACACTTAACTGACCTTTCGATCCTTGCAGCATATTGTAATGAAATTGGAATTTATAGAGAGATAGCTCAAGAGTTACAAGGCAATTTCACAGAGCAAACGGTTGACAAAGATGGTCGGTTGAGGTCTAGTAAGATTGCTCCTAAATATAAAGTAATGCAGAACGCTTTGCAGAATGCGATTAAGATAGCAACTCAATTTGGATTCACTCCAAGCTCAAGAGCTTCTCTTAGTATGCCAGAGCAAGATGAGGAGAGGACTGACGATTTCAATTTCTTTGACTAATGAAACTAAAGGAGGACAAGACTTTTTACTTTGATGACAAGGCAGCAGATAGGGTTGTTTATTTTATTGAGAATCACATCAAGCACATCAAAGGAGAGTTAGGAGGTCAGCCATTTATATTAGAGCCATTTCAGAAAACAATAGTAAGAGATTTATTTGGTTGGAAATATAGAGATACTGGACTTAGGAGATTTAGAACTGCTTACATTTGTTTACCAAGAAAGAATGGAAAGTCAACTCTTATAAGTGCCATTGCTCTTTATATGTTATTAGCCGACAACGAGCCTAGTGCCGAATGTTACATTGCTGCTGGAGACAGACAACAAGCTGGTATTATATTTGATGTTGCTAGTGGAATGGTTAGAGCTGACAATCAACTAAACAAGAATCTTAAAGTATTTAAGAACTCTATTATCCACGAAAAAAGCAACTCAGCATTTAAGGCTATTAGTTCTGAGGCAAGTTCTAAGTTTGGATACAACGCTAGTTTTATTTGTATGGATGAATTTTTTGTTCAGAAAGATTCTAGCCTATGGGATGCCTTGACTACTTCGGTTGGTAGTAGGAGGCAACCATTGACAATAGCGATTACTACTGCTGGTTACAATCGTGAGTCGATATGCTACAAGACAGAGGAGTATGGTCGTAAAGTATCAGAGGGTATAATCAAAGATTCTAGTTTCTACTATGTCAAGTATGCTTGTGATTTAGAAACAGATTGGACAAGTGAAGAGGCTCTCAAGATTGCAAATCCTGGACTTGAAAGTGGAGTAGTTAAGTTAGACTATCTTAAAAGAGAACAAGAGAAAGCTATAAAGCTACCAAGTTATGAGAACACATTTAGAATGTTACATCTTAACCAATGGATGTCATCAGCTAGTAAATGGTTATCAGACCAACAATGGATGGAATGTAATAAAGCTCCCATTAATTTAGAGGACTATAAAGGGATGACGGCTTATGCTGGACTTGACCTTGCAAGTGTTAGAGATATTTCTGCTTTTGTTTTAATCATTCCAGAAGATGATAGGTTTACAATAATACCTTATTTCTTTGCTCCAAAAGAAAATGCTTTCATTCGTTCAAGACGAGACCAAGTAGATTATATAGGTTGGGAGAAAGAGGGATTAATATCATTAACTCCTGGAGATGTTACTGATTACAACTACATTGAAAAAAGAATAAAAGAAGTGGCTGAGGTTGTAAACATAAAAGAGATAGCCTATGATAGATGGAATAGCAGTATGTTAGTAAATAAACTTGTAGAGGATTCTTTACCTATGTATCCCTACGGTCAAGGATTTGCTAGTATGTCAACACCAACTAAAGAACTTGAAAAATTAGTTTTAGGTAAACAAATTAACCACGCTGGAAATAAAGTATTAAGATGGATGTGTTCTAACTTAGCAATGAAAACTGATCCAGCTGGTAATATTAAAATGGATAAAAGTAAATCAACAGAGAAGATTGACGGAATGGTTGCTCTTGTTATGGCTCTTGGATGTTACATGAATGATGACTCTAGTGACTCATCTACTTATGACGAGAGGGGAATAATGTGGATTTGACTTTTGCGATTTATGTTATCTTTGTAATGTAATTACAATTTTATGGGACTATTTGACTTTCTCAAATCTGAAAAAAGAGGAGACAACTTTTTAAGAGCTGTTTTTGGTGGCTATGGAGCTGCTAATAGAACAGCTGTAAATAGAGACACTTCACTAACTTTTAGTGCCGTCTATTCATGTGTTCGTGTTATTAGTGAATCAATATCTAGCTTACCCATAAAAGTTTACAAAGTAGAAAAGGATGATGACAAGATTACCGACATAAGTCATCCAGTTTACGGACTACTTTCTAGATACCCTAATGAATACATGACTCCTTATACTTTCCTTGATACTTTAATGACTAACTTATTGCTTGAGGGAAATGCTTATTTTTATATAGAGAGAGACAACAATGCAAGACCAGTTTCATTAATACCTATCAATCCAGAGGATGTCAAAGTAATAAAGCATGAGGGCAATATTTACTATGACATTAAAGACTATGAGATTGGAGTGATGAAAGAGGACATGCTTCACTTCTTTAATTTAACTTTTAATGGTTGTGAGGGAGTGAGTGTACTCAAAGCACAAAACACTACAATAGCAACTTCAATAGCTGCAAACGACACTGCAAATAGTTATCTTGGAAACTCAGCTCAAGTTGGTGGAGTGATTAAACATCCAGGCAAACTTTCAAAAGAAGCTGTTGAGAGATTAAAGACTTCATGGAATCAAAACTATTCTGGCTCTTTTGTAGCTGGTAAAACGGCAATTCTTGAAGAGGGAATGACATTTGAGCAGACTAACATAGATGCTAACAAGTATCAACTTTTAGAGACAAGACGTTTTCAAATAGAAGAGATTGCTAGAATCTTTAAAGTTCCATTATCATTAATTGGACATTTAGAAAAGGCTGCAAACTATTCTAGTATTGAGGCTTTATCTATTGACTTTGTTAGATTTACATTAACTCCTTACATGGTTTTAATAGAACAAGAGTTAAATCGTAAATTATTCAGACAAAACGAATTTGGGCTATTTACAATCAAATTGGATGCTAATGCTTTATTGAGAGGAGATAGTTCCTCTAGAGCCACCTATTATCGTGAGATGGCTAGTATTGGAGCTTTGTCTATTAATGAAATAAGACGAATGGAGGACTTGAATAGTGTTGGTCCAGAGGGAGACCAATTATTCATGCCATTAAATTATGCTCCTATTGGAGATGTTGAAGAGGAGGATAAAGAGTAATGCCGATACCTCAAAAAAATACAAACGAAACGGAAGAGCAATTCATTGAGAGATGTGTTGCTGATAAGTTTATGCAAGAGTATGACAATGACCAAAGATTGGCTATTTGTTACGCTCAAATAGAGGATGATGAGGATAGAGCTTTAGAGGACATAAACACTAAGCCAACTCAAGAGATGTCAGACGAAGCTCAACAAGGATTAGAATGGAGAGAAGAGTTTGGAAGAGGAGGAACAGAGGTAGGAGTTGCAAGAGCTAGAGATTTAAAAAATAGAGTAAATCTAAGCATTGAAACTATTAAAAGAATGTACTCTTATTTTAGTCGACATGAAGTTGATAAAGAAGGTCAAGGCTTTTATAGTGGAGACGATGGTTATCCAAGTGCTGGTAGAATAGCATGGGCTTTATGGGGTGGTGATCCTGGCTTTGCTTGGACTAAACGAAAAATGGAAGAGATTGGAAAAGAAGAAAAATCTATAAATATGAATAATAAAGAAATAAGAACAATTGATGTTCAAGATTTAGAAGTCAGAATGGATGGTGAAAATCCAGTTGTAGTTGGCTATGGTGCTGTGTTTAATTCAATGTCAAATGACTTAGGAGGCTTTAGAGAATTTATCGGCTCGGAGGCTTTTGAAGGTCGTTTAGAGGATGATGTTAGATTCTTAATTAATCATGACGGTATTCCTTTAGCAAGAACAACTAATGGAACTTTGAAACTATCTGTCGATGAAAGAGGCTTAAAATATGAAGCTAAATTGAATCCTAATGTATCAACATCAAGAGATTTAATGGAGCTTTTAAAAGACGGAACAATTAATCAATCTAGCTTTGCTTTTATTGTAGAGGATGATTCTTGGGAGATTAAAGATGGAATGAATATTAGAACCATTAACAAAGTCTCAAGATTGTACGACGTAAGTGCAGTGACTTATCCAGCATATAATGAGGCATCTAGTTCGGTTGCTTTACGCTCAATGCAAGAGTGGAAAGAAAAAGAAGAGGCTAAAAAAATTGAAGAGAATTTAGCTAAAGAAAAAGAAGAGGGCATAAAAGAAGAGATAGACTTAACCCAACGCTCCCTCGCTGAAATGCGTTTGAAAGTCTTAAAACACAAATTATAATATTTTTAAAAATGAAAAACTCAAAATCTTATAAAGAGGAAAGAGCTGAAATCGTTGAGAAAATGGAATCTCTTGTTAACTCAATCGAGGGAAGAGATATGAATGATGACGAAAAAGGTTCTTTTGATTCTTTAAACGAAAAGGTTGAAAACCTAAACAAAATGGTTGCAAGAGCTGAGTCTTTTGAAAAGTTACAAGCTACTAAAGTTGTAAGTGAAGAGAGACAAAACACTCCAAAAGAAATCAGAGATTATTCTTTCCAAGATGCTATGAAACAAGCTGCTACTGGTCGTTTGGAAGGTCTTGTAAAAGAGATGGATCAAGAGGCTCGTAATGAGGCTCGTTACACTGGTCAATCTTTTAAAGGTATTGGTATACCATCATCTATCTTAACTCGTGCTGCTGTTGCTACTGGTGCTGGTAATGCTACTGAGGTTATGGCTTGGACTGACCAATTAGAGGCTAATCTAGTTTTAGCTTCTGCTGGTGCTAATTTCTACTCTGGTGTCGATAACATGAAGTTCCCAGTATTTAGTTCTATTAACTCTGGTTTTGTTCAAGAGACTGGTGGTTCTGCTCCAGCTGCTAACGGTACTGCTACTAGTGTAGAATTATCTCCAAAGAAACTTATCTCTATTGTAAATGTTTCTGCTGAGGCTATCGCTCAAAATGCTTCAATCGAGGCTGCATTGAGAAGAAACATGGCAATGTCGGTAGCTTCTACTTTAGAGGCTGCTTTATTAGGAACTGGAGATGTTACTAATGCTCCAGAATCTATATTTGCTGATGCTGCAACTGGACCAACTACGGTAACTGCTGCTGATTGGTTATCTATGGAAACTGACCTAATTGCTGCTGGTGTTCAATTACAAGGAGCTAGAATGGCTTACTTATTGAATCCATCAGCTTACGCTACCGTTAAAGCTCTTGCTCAAGTTACATCTGTTTCTCCAATATGGGACAACGCTAACAAAGAGTTGAATGGTTACTATGGTTTTGTTTCTCCAAACGTTGGTAATGGTGGTACTTCTGGTAAAGACCACGCTTTAATGGGAGATTTCTCTAAAGTACACATTGCTCAATTCGGTGGTTTAGATGTTATTTATGACATTTACACTAACGCTGGAACTGGAGAGCCAAGATACATCTTGACTTCTTTAGTTGACGGAGATGCTGTTCAAAATGATACAGCTTTCGTTAAATTGATTGAGGCGTAATTTATTTAATATGGAGGGAGGAGAAATCCTCTCTCCTTTATTTTAAAACAATGGAATACTACAACTATAATTTTAATGCTTTAAGAGGGACTGACTTTGTTCCTTATGGTAAGTTAGTTTTAAAGACTGCTCCAGCTTCAACTCCAATTACTTTGGCTGAGGCTAAGGCTTTTTTAAGAGTTGATTCTGATTATGATGATGATGATACTTATATCACTTCTCTAATTAGTGTTGCTACTCAAGTTGTAGAACAATATACAAGAAGAAGATTAATAACACAGACATACATAATATATTATGATGAGTTCCCTCCTTACATTGATTTACAAATAGGAGAGGTCGCTAGTGTTGTAGAAATAAGATATTATGATGAAAATAATGATTTACAAAGACTTGCAACTAATCAATACGATGTTGATACTAGAGTAAGACCTGGCAGAATTTATCAATCTAATACTGGAGACTTTCCTAACACTTACGAGAGACCTAATGCAATAGAGGTTGAGTTTATTGTTGGTGGAAGTGCAAGTGATGTTCCAGCTCCAATAGTACAAGCTATTTATATAATTGTTGGTCGATATTATGAAAATCGACAAGATGTTGTCATGGGAACACAAGTAAATGAATTACCTTTAATGGTTGAGTACTTACTAACTCCTTATCGCTTTCTTGAGCTATGATAATAGGCAAACTAGATAGAAAGTTAAAACTATACACTCAAACCTACTCCACTAATGCTTATGGAGAGAGAGTAGTAGCAAATAATACTTTTGTGACCATTTATGGAGACTTTGACTTCAAAGGTGGGAATACTAGTTTTGATGCTGATGATTTAATCAATGCAGAGAGAATAGAGTGTCTAATAAGATACAGAACAAGCATAGGAGTATCTCCTCAATATTTTATTGCAAATGGATCAACTAACTACTCAATCAAGAGTATTAAAGAGGTAGGTCGAAAGGATGCAATGATTTTAACTTTAGAGAAAAACGATGTTGTTGATTTATCACAGACAGCTCCTAATCAATTTGTCTTTACTATTGACACAGAGAACACTTCAAGTGGCTCTAGCTTAAATACTCAATTTATGATGCCATTGGTCAGTGGTGGTAGTTATAACGCTACGGTAAACTGGGGAGATGGGTCAAGCGATGCAATAACAAGTTATAATCAACAAGAAGTCACACACACTTATAGTAGTGCTGGACAATACGAAATAAGCATTGAGGGAACATTACAAGGATGGCAATTCAATAACGCTGGAGATAGGCTTAAAATGTTAGATGTAAAACAATGGGGAGTTTTAGACCTATCTACCGATGCTGCTTTTTATGGATGTACTAATTTAGATGCTAGTGCGACAGATTCTCCTATTATTTCTAGTACATCATTTTATAGAATGTTTAGAGATTGTACTAACTTTAATGGAGCTATTGGCAACTGGGATATAAGTACAGTAACAAACATAAGAGAATCATTATATAATGCAACTACATTTAATCAGCCATTAAATGAATGGAATATATCAAATTGCACGAGTTTGAGATTTATGTTTAGTCATTGCAAATCTTTTGACCAAGACTTAAACTCTTGGGATACTTCTAATGTTGAAGATATGAGTTATACATTTTTGGAATGCTCTCAATTCAATGGAGACATATATAGCTGGGACACTACTAACGTAGAAAATATGCAACAAATGTTGTATAACTGCGACTTATTCGACCAATCTCTAGCAGAGTGGTCTATTGGAAACGTCACTAACTTTACTAACTTTATGCAGAACGCTACTGGTCTAAGCACTTCTAACTACGATGCAACGCTAATAGCTTGGGCTGCTGGTGTAGTAGATACTGGTATAAGTATAAACTTCGGTGGCTCACAATTTACAGAGTCTGCTTATGCTTCAAGATTTAGCTTAATAGAGGACGATAGTTGGACTATTGTTGATGGTGGTATATTTGACCCATCTCCAGCCGATTACATAAGCGTATTAAACACGAGAGTAGTAGCTGCTGGAGGAGTAGTTGAGAACACTACAGATAGCCAAGCATTCTTACAAACATTAAATGACATAAGCTAATGGCAGACGGACTATTAAATAAAGCAAGTATAATCTTAACTCCTACTGGTTACAAGGCTGGAACGCTTTACAACGTAGCACCAATAGACGAGCCTTATGAGGACTTTGACTTTGCTAGAGCTAGTGTTGCTAGTCGAGTTAATTCTAGTGGCTTAGTCGAGATGGTAGGACGTACTCTTGGTAGTGAGTTGGTTACCAATGGGGATTTTTCTAATGGTACAACTGATTGGACTAATGCAAGTTCTGATACTTTTGAAGTTGTTGATGGTGGAGTAGGACATAGCACTTCTTTACATATAGTAGTTTCTGCTGTAAATAGAGGTGCTTATCAAAGTGTTTTTGTTGCAGACAAAACTTATTACGTCAGTTTAGATTTGAAAGTAGTTAGTGGTAGTGTTTACATTGGAAAAAACACTAGAAAATTAAATAATCAAAACTATAATAATTCAGATTGGCAAACTATAACAGGTTATTTAGTTGCTATTGATGATAAAATAAGAATTTATAGCAATGAGGCATCTGAATTTTATGTAGACAACGTATCAGTCAAAGAAGTAATAGACACCAACAACATTCCAAGAATAAGCTATGATAGTAATGGAGAGAATGGGCATATATTATTAGAGCCTACTTCTACTAATCTTATACCTTATAGTGAGGATTTTACTCAATGGTCTGCATTAAATGGTGGCACAGGTTCTTTACCTGTCGTTACTTCTAATACTACTATTTCACCTAGTGGTGAACAAAACGCAGACACAATATCTTTTGATAAAGGCTCTGCTAGTGGTGGTGGTGATTATAGTCTTTTAAGATTAGATTATGGTGGTGCTGACGTAGATGGTACTGCTTCAATTTATTTAAAAGCAGACACTAATGTAGATATAGAAATATCATCTGATGACGGAAGCTATCAAACAGTAAGTGTTACTAATACTTGGCAACGATTTAGTGTTAGTGATGCAACTTCTGATAGATTATCTATGGGTTTAAGAGGTACTGTACCATCAAACAATACTGCTACTGTATATGCTTGGGGAGGACAACTAGAAGCATTACCCTACGCTACATCATACATACCAACATACGGTAGTACAGTTACAAGAGCTACAGAGACTGCAACTGGTGCTGGTAGTGCTGACTTAATAAACTCAACAGAGGGTGTGTTATATGCAGAGATAGAATCATTAGTTAATGGTGGAGTTGACAGAATAATTTCTTTATCAGACGAAACAAATAACAATTTAATTTATATAAGAATTGACAACACCGCCAACAGAATAAATTCATTTGCAAGAGGTGGAGGTGGTACTTATAATATATTAACAGTAAATGGAGTAAACCAAACAAACACTAATAAAATTGCTTTAGTTTGGGATGCTTCAAATGTTAGGGTTTGGATTAATGGTAGCCAAAGCCTTACACAATCAATTAACAACTTACCTACTGGAATGAAAACTTTAAGTTTTACAAGTCCAACTGGTGGCTCTCCTTTCTACGGTAAATGTAAAGCACTAGCAGTATTTGATGAGGCTTTAAGTGATAGCGAACTAACACAACTAACAACGTAATGAGTTTAAGATTAACAGAAATATGCTACCCAGAGGTAAAGAGTTACTACATCGTATGGAACGATAGTGATGCGATAGTATCGTATGGGGTGCTAGAGACTTATCAATGCTTAGAGACTAAGTGGGACAATGTAGACTTATACACTAAGGAAATAGATTGGATAAACATATTAATAGATAACGGTATTAACCCTTTTCCAGAGCAATAATGGCAATAGGAACAAGTAAAATATTAAGAGGCAATCAAGGTGGCCATGCTGGTTTTGTTACAGCTACTATTGACGATAGAGAGCTTAAATCTTTAATAAAGGATTTAGAGAGCTTAGATATGTCAGAAAGCAGAAATAAGACTTTGCTTAGACAAGGAATGAGAAAGGCAGCCAAACCATTATTGCAAGAGCTTAAAAGTTTAGTTCCTAAAAAAAGTAAACAACTTGAAAAGTCTTTGGCTATAATAAACGGCAAAAACAGAAGAGGTATTCCTCCAAGTGTTTATATAGGACCAAGAGTTAAAGGTGCATGGGCTGATATGAAAAAATCTGGATTTTATTTCTACTTTTTAGAATATGGTTTTAGAGGTATTCCAGGACTTAGAATGCTAGACAAAACAGCAATAAACAAAGGAAGTGTAGCTCAAAATGATGTCATCAATCAAATAAAAAAATTGATAGATAAAAGAATGAAATAATGGAGATAGGAAAAGTAATATATAACATTCTAAGCAATGACTCAAATGTAGCTCCATTAGTTACTACTGATGGTAATTTAAGGATATTCCCTAGTAGATATAACTTTCCTACTAATAGCAAATTACCTTATATTACATATCAAATGATTTCAGATATTCCTAACAATACAAAGAACGGAGTTAGTCAATATGATTATGTTACGGTGCAAATCAGTATTTATGACAATGTTTATTCTGATTTAGTGACATTAGCTGGATATGTAAGAACTGCTTTGGATTATACAAGTGGAACATTCTCTGGAGTTGTTGTAGATAAAATATTCTATGATTCTCAAGATGAGTTATACGATGATAGTGCTGGGAGCATAGGATTTTACGGAATTAGACAAGATTATAGATTCAACATAAATAGATAAATATGTTTAAAGTATATATTAAAAAAGATATTGAGATTCGAGGAGTAGAATATACCAAAGGCGAATCTTATGAGGTTTCAGAAAAAGTATTTAGATTATTATCTTTCTATGATGCTTTAGGAAAACCCAAAAAGAAATCTAAAAAGGATGCAAACCTTGATGATTTAGATAACTAGTTACTAATTATAATTTATAAAAAACGATGGCAATTTTCAATGGAACAGACCTAATATTAAAGGTCTCAGAAACAAGTGAAGGAACAGAGTATAAACTGCTCCATTCACAAAATGTAAGTTTATCAGTTAATGCTGATACAATAGATGTAAGTACTAAAGATAGCTCTGGATGGAGAGATTTAATCGGTGGTCAAAAGTCTTTTAGCCTTTCGGCTGATGGTCTTTATGACTATTCTCCTACTTCTGGAACTACTACTGATCCAAGTGATTTAGTAACTCAAATGCTTAACAGAACAGAAGTAACATTCACTTTCACTTATGGTGGTTCTCTGTCAGCTGGAGATACTTATTACACTGGCTCTGGTTTAGTTACTAGCTTTGAGGTAAGTGGTGGTGTTGAGGATGCTCCAACTTATTCAGTAAGTATCGAGGGTACTGGTGCATTAACTCAAGCAGTACAAGCATAATAATTCCTTTTGTTGGTTGGGGTAAGGGCTTCGGCTCTGCTCCTACCAATAAAGATTAAAACCAACAAGATGTACGAAATAGTTATAATAAACGGAAAAGATTACCCAGTTAGATTTGGGATGAATAGTTTGAGAAACTTCACTAAGGCAACTAATAGAAGTTTACAAGACTTAGACAAGTTAGGAGAGGGAATGAGCTTAGATGATGCTTGTCAGTTGATTTTAGCTGGTTTAAAAGACGGAGCTAGAGTTAGTGGGGTTGAATGTTCTTTAAATGTTGATGATGTCGCAGACTTATTAGATGAGGATTTTAACGCTTTAAATAATGTGTTAGAGATATTCTCTAATCAATTTACTGCTAAATTTGAATCTGAGGGAAACGACCAAGCCACGAAGAAAGTGGCGAAAACAAAGAAATAAATTGGGATAGTTTAGAGGCTGTTGCATACGGTCTTGGACTATTACCTAAGGAGTTTTGGGATTTAACTTTCCATGAGTTCTTTTGTATTCAAAAAGGTAGGAATGACCGATTTGAATTAGAACAAAGGTTTGAATGGGAACGGATAAGATGGTTGGCTTGTTGTAATTTACAGCCACACACAAAAAAGGGACAATCCTTAACTCCTCAAAAACTTATTAAGTTTGATTGGGAGAAAAAAGAAGTTAAGACCGACATCGACAAACAAAGAAAAAGAGCTGAGTATATTAAAAAGAAATATGATTTGCTAAATAAGAAAAATGGCTGAGAAAAATTTAAGTATAAAATTATCATTAAACGATAAGCAATTCCAGAGCAATCTGAAGAAAGCCACTAAGTCAATGGCTAAATTTGGCAATAATATGAAGTCTTTAGGTCGTACTATTTCAACTGGTGTTACTTTACCTATTGTGGCTTTAGGAGTTGCAAGTGTTAAGGCTTTTGATGACCAGATAAAAGCTGAGACATTACTTAGAACATCATTAAAAGGTAATGCAGAGGCTTACAAAAACTTGACCGAACAAGCTCGAGAATTACAGAAAGTTACAATATTTGGAGATGAAGCTACAATACAAGCTCAATCTTATTTAGCTCAATTAGGACTAACTGAGGAGGCTATTTTAAGACTTACTCCATTAATTCAAGACTTTGCAACTGCTCAAGGAATTCAACTAACTGATGCTGCTAAATTAGTTGCTAAGTCGGTTGGATCAAGCACAAATGCTTTGAGTCGTTATGGTATAGCCATTGAGGGAGAAGTTGGAAGTACAGAAAGATTAGAAAGTGCTGTTAATGCTCTAAGTACGGCATTTGGAGGACAAGCTGAGGCTATTGCAAAAGAGGGACTTGCTCCATTACAACAATTACAAAATCAATTAGGAGACGTTGCGGAACAATTTGGAGAGTTGATAATCCAATTTATTCAGCCATTGACGGAAATATTACAAACTTTAGCCGATTATTTAAGTAATTTAACAGAAGAGCAAAAAAAGAATATTCTTGAATGGGGTTTATTATTAGCTGCTTTAGGACCAGTTATTATAGCAATAGGAAGTCTTGTTACTACATTAGCTACACTTATACCAATAGCAGCTTCAGTAGTAGCTGCAATAACTCCTATAACTGCTGTGATAATGGCTGCTGGTGCAGCTGTTTTATATCTTGTAAATAGATTCAGAGACTTACAAAAAGAATACGAGGATTATAATGAAGTAGTAGGAGATTTTGAGCCTATTGCTCCTTTTGTACCTACAACTACAACTCCTACAACACCTACTGAAAGAACTCCAGATGCTAATTTTTCCTTTAATTTTATTGAGCCAATAAAAGCTACTAATGTAGAATTAAAAAAATTAAAAGAACTTACACCAGTTTTAGAAGAGTTTGAAGAGGGATTATCTTCTATGGATATAGTAGCTAACGACATTAATCAGAGCTTTATGACTTTTGGTAATGTAATTCAAGGAGTATTTGCTCAAGCATTACAAAGTCAAGAAGGCTTCTTTAAATCATTCTTAGAGGGTGCTAAACAAGCATTAAAAGCAATGTTAGCTCAGATTGCTGCTATGCTTATATTAAATGCTTTACTAGGAGGTACTGGTATAGGTGCTATGATGGGACTAAAGAATATAGGAGGATTAGCTGGTATAGGAGATGTATTAGGAGGAGTGGGTAATGTTAATGCTAACTCAGTAGGTGGAGGAGTAGGACTAAAATCAATGATAAATACTGGAGGCTCTACAGAAGTATTTGGCACAATAAGTGGAGCTGATATATTACTAAGCTCAGATAGAGCAAGAAACAATAGAAACAGAACAAGAGGTTACTAATGGCAAGAGATAAACGATTTGAGTGTAGTTTCCAAAGTGATAACGGAACTTATTACAGAGTAGAAATATATGACAATAATTCTACAAGTGCCACACTATTTACTCCAGATTTAGGAGCTGATGGATTTAGCCTAACTTATCAAACTGACGATAATAATAGATTTACTGGATTAATACCCTCAGAGGTTAAGTTAGATGTATTAATAACTCAAAATGGAGAGCAATCAGTCATCAATGAGATTAGGAGTTCGGCTTATGGAGATTATGACATAGGGATTTATAGTAGTTCTAACGATGTTAGTTATTCTTTGTATTGGGCTGGATTATTATTAAATGATATATCTCCAGAGGAGGACATTGCTTATCCAAGAAGAGTATCATTGACAGCCGTTTGTGGTTTAGCTCCTTTAAAAGATATTGCTTTTAATACAAATATACCATACATAAATCCTACATCATATCAAACAATAGTATATTTTAGAAATGCTTTTATTAATCAAATAGCAACATCTACAAACTACTGGTCAGATACTTCTCCAACATTTATTTGGACTTCTGTTGATTGGACTACTGATGAAATGACAAGTACAGATAGTCGTGATCCTTTAGTTGCTAGTAGGTTTAATTTTATGGCTTTTGTTGAGGTTGATGATGACGGCTCTAAAAAATATAAAGACTCATTCACATTATTAGACAATATTTGCAAAGCATGGGGAATGAGATGTTTTATGTCGGCTGGTCGATGGAACTTAATACAAGTCAATAATTATGACGATTGGACTTCTCCAAGTACACACTATTTCAGAACTTACAATAAAAATAGTATAACAACTCCAGCAAGTTATGGATCAACTTCTTTAAACTTGACAGAGGGTACAACAAAGAAAAGATATAATGCTGACTTTGATTTCTTACCTATTTTGAGAAGTGTTGAGACATATTACAACCATTTACAGAGTTTTGATATGCCATTTTATTACTACTATATTGATGGAGATACTGGAACAGCATATCAAAGCCAATCAAATGAAATAGCTATTTGGAATGGATTTATATATAATGGCAATACATATACTGGCTCTAGTTATTCAATAAATAACTCTGCAAGTGATAGACTAATAATTTCTTTAGGTAATGTTACTCAAGTAACTGGATCAAGTATTTTATTTAATAGAGATATACAAGTTAACAGAGTCAATAATTTGACTTTTACTGATGTTTCTGGAGCAAATGAAAAAGTAGAAGTGAGAATAAGTGCAAGATTTAAACTTGTAACGGATGCAACTACTTACTATTGTCCTATTTCATCTTTAGTTCCTAATCAATGGACTACATCGGATTTCTTTACAACAACTGGTTCTCCAATAGGTCCAGTATATTTAAATGACAATTATAGTCCTGGAGTTTCAACGGTAAACATTAACCTACAAACTGAAGAGCTACCAGCAGATGGAGAGTTATTTTTAGAAATATATAGTCAAGCATACTATAATAACTATGTAAGTGCTTTAGCTATAAATAGTCAAATAGAAATTACAGAAACAACGACCACCACTAATGAGGATGACATTTTAATTTATTCTGCTCCAGAATTAAGTGAAGAGCAAGGAATAAAATATTTAATAGATAATGAGGTAGTCATTAAAAAGTATTTTAGAGCTTACAACTCACCCGGAGGAACAACGATTGATAATGGTGTTAAGTTTGAAATTCCTGAGCTATTTATTGGAACTGGTCCTACAAGTGGAGCGGTCGGCAGAATTGAAACATATAACTATACAACATCAAGTTGGGATAGTGGAACGAATGCAACATGGAAAGCCTATAATACTGGAACTGGTGTTGAGTTTACTCAATTACTTGTTGAGGAGGTATTAAAAGGACAGATGAGTGGAGCTAAGGTATTTAACGGAAATATCAAGACAATTAGTGGTCAAATATTACATTATTTAAATGGAATTAATATAGATGGAACTCCTTACATTCCTTATCAAGTTACTTATAATGCTAATGAGGACACTTGGAGTGGCGAATGGTACGGAATAGATTTAAGTGGAAACACAC